GCCAAGGCGCTCATCGACGCGTCCAACGCGAAGATGACCAACGACATCAACAAGCAGAACGCCGACACGAGCAAGGCGACGCAGATTGGCACTGCTGCGGGTGATGTCTTACGCAACGCGGCATCGAACGCGCAGACGGGCGCGGGCATGCTCAATCAGCGCGTCACCTCCGCGACCGGCGCGCTGACCAGCCTGGTGAGCTCCGCGGCCGGCAGCAAGATGACGAGCATCCCTGGCGGCGTGGGGGAGGGGCTGGTCAACGGGCTGCAGGACTGGGTGACGGGTCTGGGCGGCGGCAAGGACGTGTACGACACGGCGGCGCGCATGGTGCAGGCCGCGGACCCGAAGATCAGCAGCGACCCGACGCTGGCGAACCAGGCGCAGCAGACGCTCGGCAATATGCTGGCGCTGTACCAGCAGCAGACGGGTCAGCCGCATCCCGCGGTCGCCGCGACGCAAGCCGCCAACGCCAGCGCGCAGGGCGGCGGCATGGCCGTGCCCGTGACGATTCCAGGCAACGCGCAGGGGCAGCAGACCAACGTCGGCGTGAATCAGGCGCTGCAGCAACAGCAGCAGGCGGACGCCGCGCTTGCGCGTCAGCGGGCAGCGGCGCTGGTCAGACCGCCTGTACCGGTGCAGGGCTCGGGCTTCGTCGCACCGATCAGTGCCGTGCCTGGCGCGAACTACGGCGCTGCGACGGCCTACACGGGGGGCGTTGCACCCTGGCTGGCGCAGCCGCAACCGAGCTTTGTCGCGCCGATGATCCCGACCTGAGGAGCTGATTGATGGCTGACACGACAACCCAACTCGGCAGCTCGATCCAGTCGTTGCTTTCCGCGATGGCGTCGGGCAACGCCTCCGCCGCGCAGGAGGCCATCCGTCAGTTCAACCTGACCTACACCAACCAGGTCGCCGAGCAGTACGGTCAGAACTTCGGCGTCGGCCAGCCCGCGCCGGCCAACACGCCGACGCTGGCGGCGGGGCAGGCCACTGGCGGTATCGGTTACATCCCCGGTTTCACCGGTACCAATGCGGGTCAGACTCAGTCAGAGCTTTCGACGCAGGCCGCGACCGCTCAGGCAGGTGCCGGATTGACAGGTTGGTACGCGGCACCGAGCCAGTCGGCGTACTCGCCAGGCACGTTCGTGCGGCTCGATCCGAACACCTACGACACGAGCCAGTATGGGCCGGTGCAGATCAGCTACGTGCTGCCGTCGGGTCAGCTGCAGCGCGTCAGTCTGCCGCAGGCGCAGGCAATGGGCTGGAACGGCAATCTCGGCAGCATGAACACGATCGCGACGCAGCAAGCGCTCGCGCTCGAGGCCGCACCACCAACGCAATTGCCGCAGCAGACGATCCAAGGGCTGACCGGCTATAGCAACCTGAATACCGCGGCGCAGAACAATGCGATTGCTCAGTCGGGCGTGACCGGCATGTATCAGGCGCCCGCGCAGGTTCTGCCGCCTGGCACCGACTGGATGGGCGGCAAGTTCTCGGATCAGACGCCCGACGTCCAGCGGGCGTACTACCAGTCTCGTGGCGGTGACTGGAACGCAGCGATGCAGGGGTGGGTAGCCGACTCGAACGCTGCAATCCAGCGAGCCGGCGGTACGGCACCTGGGCCAGGCACGCCGCAGGAGACGCTCGCGGCCCAGAACCAGTACTTCACCCAGGCCAACGACCTGGCGACGCAGTACGGCCAGTATTACGCACCAGGGGCGCCGGGGCAGGCTGGCGTGGCCGGCGTCAACACGCCGATCGCTGGTCAGACCACGCTGGCGGGCCAGAACCAGGCGTATACGCAGCAAATGGGCGTGATCAACGCCGCGGCAGGACTGCAGGCCAACCCGTTCCGCCAGGCGCAGGTGCTCGGCCAGGCGGGTCGCGTGCTGCAGGGCATGCCGACCGCGGGCTTCTCTGCGCCGAATACGGTCACCGGCGTGGGCACCGCCGGCGGCAACACGCAGGGCGGCATGGGCTACTTGCAGCAGATGATCGACGACATCAGGGACCCGTCCGCAAACCAGACGACCGCACAGTCGTGGCTGGACAATACGCCAACACCCGCGAAGCTCGACTCAGTCAGCTTCTTACAGTCGTCTCCGACTACCCAGAACCTCATCTTGCAATCGATGCAAGAGAAGTACGGGATCGACCCGACCGACGCGACGGCACAGATCAAGGCCACGATGCCAGGCTTCAGCGCGCCGGCGACTTTCGGGACGGTCAAGAGGGGGTAAGGCATGCCGCTGAAGAAATCCGCCAGTCAGGCAGCGTTCAAATCCAACATTCGCGAGATGGTCAGGTCGGGACGGCCCGTCAAGCAAGCCGTCGCCGCGGCGTACTCGACGCAGCGCGCTGCGAAGGCGAAAGGCAAGAAGTGAATCGTCGCGTGCGCTGGTATCGGCCGCGGAGCGTGTTCGTCCGTTGGTCACTGTTCACCAGTTGCGCCCACTTTGAGCGACACTTCACCTGGCGGTACGCCTGATGCCTGGCGATTGGGACAAGAACGTCCACCCTGACCTGGTGGACGAGACGCCCCAGGACGCGCCAGAGACGCCGCCAGCGTCTGGACGTGGCAGAGGCCGCGCTCGAGCGCCTGAGCCTGCTGCGCCCGCGCCTGAGCCGTCTGCAGAACTGGCGGGCGAAGCGGCACCCGACGACACGAGCTCCCCTCCTGCCGAGGACGCCGCCGAGCCCGACCTTTCCTGGTTCGACTCGGTGCGCGAGGCCAAAGACCCGACCGAAGCGCTGCGTCTGCTGGCGAAGAACCTGCCGCGCGACCAGTTCGAGAAGGATGAGGTCGTTAGTGGACTGCTCGGCCAGATGGGCGACCGTCGCGCTCGAGCCTTGCTCCAGCAACAGGAGCGCGAAGCCACCGAGCGAGCCAAGCTCGAAGCGGCGCAGAACAACGACCTGTACACCCTGGGCGAGATGACTCAGCGCGAGTTGCAAGGGCAGCTCGCGTCGCAGCAAGCCGCCCAGGCCGCGGGTCCGTTCATGGATGGCGTGGTCGCCTTCCAGAAGCAGTTACCGGAGGCCATCCAGAAAGAGATTTCTGGCAAGGCGTTCGGTCAGGGCAAGAGCTACGCCGAGGGCGTGGCAGAATACATGGCGTACGTCGTCGACCGTGCGGTCAAGCTCGAGGCCCAAAAGCGCGAGTCTGCTATTCGCAAGTCGGTGATGAGTGAAATAAACGGCGACGAACCCGTACCCGAGCGTGACTCCGGCACCCCCGGTCGCGTCCGAGAGGTTACGAGTGAGCAAGTCGACGCCATGTCGTTACAGGAGTACGACGCGCTGTTCGATGCGAACGGTAGGCCAAAACCAGGGGTGCGCTATCGAGCGACTCGAGGCATCCCCCTGACACAGAGATAGGGGGTAGCCGGTGGCTACAGGTGTAACAGAGTTCGTCGACAAGACGATCTCAGACGGCGTGTTCTCGCCCGACATCTGGTCGAAGCAGGTTCTGCGCGCGACCGAGTCGAATCTGCTGTTCGCCAAGAGTGTCAACCGCGGCTTCGAGTCGGACGCCAGCGTGGGCAAGACCGTCAAGGTCGCCAGCATCGGCAACCTTGCCGCCAGGGCGAAGACCGAAAACACCGCGATCGTGTACGAAACTGTCGCCGAGACGGCGACCACAATCACGCTCAACATCTGGTCGTACGCCGCCCTTGGTATCGAGGACATCGTCAAAGTCCAGGCCATCGTCGACGTGCAGTCGCTCTACCAGGAGAAGCTCGGCTACGCGCTGGCGAAGGACGTCGACACGAACCTGGCGACCGACGTGGCGGGCTTCACGCAGACCGTCGGTACGCTCGGTACGGCACTGTCTGACGCGAACGTGCTGAGTGCGGTCCAGTTGCTGGACAACGCCGACGCGCCGCAGACCGAGAGATTCTTCCTGATGTCACCGGCTGAGAAGGTTGCCAAGCTGGCGCTCGATCGCTGGAGCAATGCGCTGTATATCGGCAACAACAACCTGCCGTCGAAGGATGGGCAGCTTGGCGACATGTACGGCTTGAACCTGGGCATTACCACCAACCTGGTCAAGCCGGCGGGTGGTCAGGCGAACTGCTTCATCTTCCACCGTGAGGCGGTCGCGCTGATCATGCAGCGCACGCCGAAGTCGCACATCTTCTACGACATCGACGTCTTCACCTGGAAGCTGGCGGTCGAAGAGATCTACGGCCACATGATGATGCGACCGACGTTCGGCGTCTGGGCAAAAGGCGCAGCGTAGGTGACCGACACAGTCGAACGCGCCTCACCCCAACAGGGTGAGACGTTCACCGAACGCATGCGGGCCAAGACGCTGGGGCGGAGCGACATCCAGCCCAGGCGCGGCCAGAACTACAACTACCCGCTGCGCTGGTGGGCGCGGCCGGACGGTGAGATCGTGCAGTTGCAGTCCGACCCGAACAACCGCGCGCTGTACGCCGACCTGGGCTTTCACCTGCTGGCAGACCAGGCCGCGCGCGGTGAGTCGCTGTCCGAAGTTGAAGAGTGGGAGCGGCTCGAGCGTCCCAGGATCATCGCCGAGCAGCGGGTGCGGGCCAAGCTGATCAACGCCATCCGCAAGGCGGACCTGAAAGACCCGACGCTCGGCACGCTGATCGACGTCGAGACGATCGACAACCAGACGACCGAAGAGCTCGAGGCGACGGTCAGGGACATCCGTCAGCACGGCGGCGTGATCCGGGTCATTGAGCCGAAGTACCGCGACGAGCCCGAGCCCTCGCTGTTGCGCGGCGTCGAGACGTCGGCGGCGCACTCGCTCGAGGACCTGCAGCGCAAACTGGACGCGCCTGGGTCCAGGGCAACGACGATCGAAGGTGTGGGCAAAGATCCGATTGACGAGTCTCGCAGACGGAGGCCAGGAGCATGACGGAAACACCACCCGTTGACTACATCGCCCAGGCGAATCTGATTCACGAGAGCGGGCCCGCGGTCACGCCGCCGAGCACGCTGTACTTCACCTATCTGCGGACCGACGGCGACACGATCGTCGGGCCCGCGACGCACGCCGAGCAGTACCTGCGCCTGGGCTACACCATCACCGGTCAGCAGACCATCGAGGACTTCACCACCTTCACCGAGCAGGCTGCGAAGACTGAGGCGAAAGCCGCGTCGAGGGGTGAGCACGCTGAGGCGCCGAAGACGAAGGCCAGCTAGCCATGCCGCTCTCTAGCGGGGCCATCGCGTCGCAGACCGGCGCCGCCAACGGTCTGTGGACGCACACGCCGGTCGACTGGCGTGGCAATGAGCCGCCAGGCACGGCCCGTCCTGGTGGCTGGCCGACGGACGCGTCCGCGGCGGTGCCGCCCAACGGCTCGCCTGCCGCGGGTCTGGGTCTGGCGCCTGCGATCAGCGCCATCTCGGTGACGGGTATCACGGCAACAGGCGCGACCGTCAATTTCACGCTGTCGATGCTGGCGACCAACTGGGTTGAGTACGGCACCACGCTGGCCTACGGCACGCAGAACACGACTGGCGCCGGTACCGGCGCGCAGTCCAAGGCGCTGAGCGGCCTGGTGACGGCGACGCTGTACCACTACCGCATTGCCGCCAACGCTAACGGTGTGACGGTCTACTCAGCCGATGGGACGTTCACCACGGCATGACCATGCAGGCAGAGGACGAGCGGCTCGGTCAGGTGGCGTACGAGGCGTATAGCGCCAACACGGGCGGCAAGTCGCTGGCGACGGGCGATGACCTGCCGATGTGGGGCGATCTGCTCGACGTCTTTCACACGGCGTGGATCGCTGCGGCGCGCGCGGTGCTGATGGATCTGGGCGGGTCAATGACCGTGCCGCCCGACGAACCTGAAGACGAGGGCGACGAGGCGCCTGTGTGATCGACGAGCACGGTCGGACGGAGTACCTGACGGTCACGACCGTGCATCGGCCTGACTGCAGCTTCGGCACGGGTTTTTTCCGTCTGAATTACGGTGCCGGCCCGCGCTATTGCCAGTCCTGGGACGAGGTCCAGACTGCTTGCCGCCTGCTCGAGGGCGTGGTCAGGGACATCCGTATCGAGCGGGACGGGTACTGCCTGGACGGCGACCAGCCGATCGGCGACGCGAACACGCCCGACGTGGTCGACGGCGAATGGTGGCTATCGCTGCCGCGGGAGGAGGGCATGCGCGAGCTCGGCCTGACGCGCGACGCCGATTATTCGCGCGCGTATAAAGCCATCGAAGCTGCCGTAGGCAGGAGAGATAACCGTGCGTCACAGGGCGGTGTGCGCGCCAGCATCGTCATCAAGCGACCAGGCGCCCGAGTGACGGACGTGCATGTCTAACGTGTACGAGCTGGTCAGAGGCCAGCAGACGGAAGGCACCTGGGCGCACACGGGCAAGCTCATCGTCAGTCGGCGCCTCGAGAACGGCACGATGGCGACGGTGACGCTGCCGGACACGGGTGGGCCCGCAGGGCCACCGGGCCCGACAGGACCTGCTGGCGCCACAGGTGCTACGGGCGCGACTGGGCCTGGTGTGGCGACGGGCGGCACGACCGGCCAGGTGCTGACCAAGAACACGGCGACCAACTACGACACGGGCTGGACGACGCCGTTCTCGCAGGCGACCGCGGACGCGCGCTATCTGCAGTTGACGGGCGGCACGCTGAGTGGCGTGCTGACGGCGAGCACGTTCACCGAGATTACCGAGATCGCCACGCCGGCCACGCCCGCCGCGGGCAAGGTGCGTCTGTACGCCAAAGCGGACCACCACCTGTACATCCTGGACTCGACTGGCGCCGAGCGGCGGCTGGACATCACCACGCTCGAGGCCACGGTGTCGTACGCATGACGATGCCTCCTGCTCCGCCTCCGCCGCTGACGCTGCCGCCGTGGGTGACGCCGCCAGTCTCGGCGACGCACACCGCGACGCTGCAGCTCATTCGCTCGAGCCTGTCGCAGGAAGCCGGTCCGTTCATCGGCCCCGAGTCGTACGACGTGCGGGCAATGGGCGGCTCGGATGCGACCAAACTGGTGTGCACCATCTACCCGATCCAGTCGGGCATCCCGCAGCAGGACTCGCTCATCGACCGCCCGCTGTACCGCCCCAACGCGACGCAGCAGATCGACCGCAACCGCTACGTGATGAGCTACGACCCGTCGACGGGCACCATCACGCCCGACCTGCCGTGGGCCATCGCCCCGTATTCGGACGCGCTCGGCACCACGTACGGCTTCATGGAAGCCTTCACCTATCACGACCTGGAGCAGTACGTCTATCAGGACATCGAGGGCTCGGGCATCAACGGTATCGGTGAGCGCTTCGAGCTCCTGGGCCCGTTCGACGCGCCGACGACGACCAGGCTGATCAACGAGGGGCTGCGCCATTGCTGGCTGGTTGTCGAGGTGGCGTGCGTGCCGACGGTCAACACCACCCGCCACGACCTGAGCGTGGTCGCGCCGTGGCTGATCGACACGGGCAACGTGCTGCAGGTGGGCTTGCTGGCGAACGGCGAGGACCGCAACCTGCAGGACCCGTTCACGCGCAGGGTCAGGGGCCTGGTTGAGCGCGACGGCGGCAATTTTTACCTGAACACCGACCCGCAGACGTTCAACGCGGGCGACCTGGTCTACCTGCGCTGCCTGAAGCGGGCGTACGACCACTGCCGCCCCGCGGGTGGCACCTTCGGCGACCAGCAGGGGCTGGCGCTCGAGACGGACGAGGCGCCGGTGATGCGCGGCTGGGCGGCATCAGCGGCGCTGGTCGCTGGCTGGCGGCAGTTCGGTCACCTGCTCGAGCCGGCGGCGAACCAGCGGCTCATTCGCGACCAGGCCAGCGCGGTCGCGGCGTTCAACGACCTGGTCCGCGAGCACCTCGTGGCGGACATGCCGCAGAAGAAGCTCTACCGTCAGCGCAGCTTCGGGCCGTCGGTCAGAACCGCAGGTTGACGGTATGAGTCTGTACGCGAAGCGCAGCCCCTGGCCTTACTCGGTGGTCATCGACGGCGTTGGGTTCATGGTGGGCTCGCCGCAGCCCGGTCAGCCAGGGCTGGTCTCGGTCGAGGCGCAGGGCATCTCGCAGGTCGCGCCGCCCGACTACTCGTACGCCGGCGACAACCCGCTCAACGACCGCGAAGAGCCGTTCCAGCAGTTGACGCTGGGCATCGGCCTGGCGATTCAGGAGAAGTGGGACGACCAGCGCTACGTGCAGGCGAACGCCGTCGACCTGTCGGTCTGGCCGTGGATGCTCGGGCCTGAGGTCGTCACCACCACGCCCGCGGGTGTCAACGCGACGTACGGCATCACCAGGTTCTTCGAGATCATCACCGACCTGTACTGTGCCAACGGTCCGAACGTCTATAAGAAGACCGCGGGCGCGGATACGTGGACGCTGGTGCACACCTTCGCGGCGCCGATCATCGACGTGTGTGTCTTCACGTCGAACTTTGACGGCGTGCAACGGGCATGGTTCGCGCTGCAGGGCAACAACGTGGCCGGCTACACCGACGGCACGACCTGGTCGAACATGCCCACGTTCACCGCGCTGGCGTTCACGGTCATCGGCAAAGAGTTCTGGTGGGCGGACCAGATCAACCGCCTGCGAAAGTTGGACACGGGCGCCGACCCGACCAACGAGGCCAACTACACCAGTCTGATTTTCCGCGTCGGCGACCTGGGCGCGGTCATCACCAGCCTGCTGGTGACCAGCGGCGGCACGCTGATCGTCGCCAAGACGGACGGGTGCTACACGCTCGACGCCAGCGGCCAGGACCGCGAGCTCTTCCCGTTCCTGCGCTACGCCGACCTGCCGAATAACGGGCGGGCGTGGGGCACCTTCGAGAACGGCCTGTTCGTGGCCTACGGCAACTCGCTGGGTAGGATTGATTCTGACCTGTCGTGGACGAGCGTGGGGCCTGACGACCTGTCGAGCAACACCGCGGCCATCTCTGGCGCGGTGACCGCCTTCGCGGGTGTCGAGTCGATGTTTGCCTACGCTGCGCTGCTCGATAAGGACACGAATACGGGCTACCTGTGCAAGTTCGGGGCGTGGGTGAGCATGGGCGTCCGCGGGCCGCGGCAGTCGACGCTCGTGACCGCGCTGGGCTCGCAGGGTACGGGCGAGCCGGTGCACATCGATGCCTGGCACGGC